TGCTTTTGCAGCGTGTCGAGGGTCTGTTTAAACGCCGGCAGCAGCTGCGCCTCAATTTGCCCTGGTGGGATACCTTGCTGCGTCGCCGCTTGAATCTGCTGATACATCGGCATGATGGCCGACGTCATGATCTCGTGCTTTTTCTGGTACGTGTCAAGCTGCGACGCGCTCAGTTCTTGAGAGCGACGATCCTGCTCGTCAGCCATCCGCATAAAGTCCATCGCGTACTTGCCGCCGACTTCCTTTTGCACCCGCGACGCCAGCTCGTGACGCTGCTCGGGGTTGCTCAGGTCGTATTGTTGCGACAGCGTCTTGATCTTGGACAGATCCGCTTGTTCTTCGCGCTGCGATTGCAACGTCATCTGGTTCATTTGACGTCGGTCGATTGCGTCGGCCAACGTGTATGCCTTCATCGTAGAACCGGCGATGTCTGGCCCGTTCTGGCCAATACTGGCGATGCTTTGCGGATCAATAGCCATATCAGGGGCCTCCGAAAATGTCGCCAAAGCCGCTGGTCTGCGGGGTGGATAACGTCGGGGCAACGTATGGTGATGCGCCGACTGCGGATCCGCCCTGTAGCGCCTTGAGCGTGTTCATGGTTGTGTACTGGTTCATGGCATTGTTGATGGATCCGGTGATGCCGCCCATTTGGCCGATGGCGATGTTGGCCTGATTTTGGCCTTGGTTCATCGCAATGTTGCCGATGTTGGATGCGGCCTGACCGACGTTTGCGGCTTGACCCGCCGCTGCCGCTTGGCCCAACTGAACGGGTGCCAGAAGGTTCTGGAGTTCTTGCTGATACGTGGAATCAGCCAAGCCTTGGTTGTACTTGGACAGCGCTTGCAGAGTGTTGCCAGAAAGTCCCATGCCCATCGCGCCGGCCGCGGCCAACGTCTGCTGCTGGCCCTGTTGCTGCTGAAACTGATACCCGGGCATATTCTGCAAGGTCTGCTCCGCGAGTTGCGGGTTGACCTGACCGTTGGCGCCGATGCCCAACAGGTTCTGGTACGCGCCCATCGCGTTCTGCCCGAGCTGACGGTACGGAGCGGACAACTGGGCTTGTTGCTGTAGCGCCGCCTGTTGCTGCGCAATAGCGGCATTGGACGCGTCTCGGGTCGCGGATGCGGCCTCGCTACCGGCGATCATGCTACCGGCGGCACCGACTACTGCGGCTCCTGCGATAGCCCCTGCGACTCCACTCATGACTGCGCTCCGATCTGTAGGTTAAGTGCAAGGGCGTCCCGGTAGTTCACCGTGATTTCCTCGCCGTCAAAGCCTCCGCGACAGCCCACTATCGGGCGTAATGCTACCAAAATAATGCGGTCGCCTGCATTGACAAATTTGCAATTTGGGGTAGGAGAATGGTTGGCATAGCGTCCCAACGGCGTCCGCAGGGTGCCGATCCGTGCGGGACCGATGAATTCGCCCGCCGCGATGTCAGCCGTGGCAATGACGCCCTTGCCCTCAATGAGCGACGCGCCGATTTTGACCTTGTAGGCCCCAAACGGCAGCGGGATCAGGTCGTCCATATTCTGGGATACGGAACGGGCATACGACTCGGGCACGTTCAGCTCGGCCAGCACTGTGGCGTAATCGTCACGGTCGTGGCCGATTAAGGCGACGTTTTGCGTCAGCCGGTGCTGCTGCTGCGCCTCGGCAAACTCCTCGGTCTTGTCGAAATACATGGCCTCGAGCTTGTCAATGTCGGTCTCGTCGGTGGCCCAGACGTTCAGCCACACGAGGTCGGTCTCAACGTAGCCGACTTTTCGCCCTGGCTGACTGACAAAGGTCATCGGCGCTTTCATGGGCTGATGCCTGCCGTCGCACATGATCATCGTGCCGCTGCCCTGCACAAATACGTTTAGGTGCGGCTCGCGGTGCTTGTGGGTGACCACATACGTGCCGCCGGGAATAGACACCTCTCGGATGTACATTCCGGGCGCGAATATGTGGCGCACGCTGCACGTCTGCTGTGGCAACCGGTGCATTTCGGCTTCCAGTTGATCCAGTTTCTCGCCATGCCCCTCAACCAATTGCGCTATTGCGGTCATTTGCCCACCCATCCCGTGTTTGTCGCCGTCCCCGATTCTTTGACGTAGAGCGTCGTCCCCGCGCCGCCCGACTTGTTGAGATACAGGTCACCCGGGTTACCGGTGACGGATCCGTTAGGGCTTCCCGTGCCGGTCCGTATGGAGACGGCGTTGATCGTGGGTGTGCCGGTCAGGGCCGGTGACGATAGCGGCGCCTTGAGCGCCAGATCGGCTGTCAGGCCCGTGACTTGCGATTCGGTAATGGTAATTGCCGTCTGGTCGATTCCGAGCGTCAAGCTGGCCGACAATAAACCGCCGCCCGTCAAAGGTGCGGTGGTGGATAGCGGGGTGGATGCGCCCAGAAAGCCACCGGTTGCACCGCTGACGCTGATGTACTGGTACAGTTGATTGAACCACGAACGCCAGACTGGCGTGAGCAAGTCCTTGGAGCTGATCTGTGGCCCAGGTATTGGCGATAACGGAGCGGTCACTGTTCGCCCTCGCGGATCGTCACTGCGCCGTCGGTGATGGTGAACTGCACCGGATCTGTGAACCGGATGCGGAATACAAAATCGCGGGACGATCCGAACCGACGGGCGATCAGGCGCTGACGGTAGTTGCCCAACGCGCCGAGGCTCAATTGCCGCGGCGTGGAATACGTCCTGCCGTTGTCTTTGCTGACCTCTAACATGACGCAGGGTGCCGACCCTTGACCGGATACGAGGCCCACGCCTGTTTCCATGTCAAGGTAGATCTCGTCGATGCTGAACACGTTGAAGTTGTTGGAACCGTGACGGGTGATCAGTTCGCGCGGGATGATCGCCCCGTTGTCGGTGTAGGTCGCAGTGTCGTAGCGATCAATGTTGCCCGAGTTGTATTCCGACACGACGGTGTAGCCGTTGAAATACGTGGAGTGCTGGGCGATGTGTCGGGTGCTGTATTTCGTGGTCAAGCCCGTTTGGGTCTCGCTCCACAAGCCCGATGCCGTGTCGTATAGGAACGAACGATCCGCAGTCGGGAACGTGATCTGGTACATGGGATGCCCGTTGACCATGTACGAGAGCGCAATGGCATCCGATACGGTGGACATCTTGGACATGATGTAGTCCATGTCCGGCGTTGAGATCACGGTGATGTTGTAACCCGCGATCTGCACTACCTGCGGCGCCCCTTGGGGGTTCATCGCCAAGACACAGATGGTTTGATTGACGTGCGCGCGCGAGTATATAGCAGCGATACCGAACTCAGACGTTGCCGAGATGATCGGCGCGAACGGCTCGGGTGACGTACCGACGTTCTGCCAGAATTCCGTGTGCTTCTCGCTGAACAGTACGAGGTTACCAATCAGGGCGTCCACAGCCTTTATGTTGTCGCTGTACTGAGCCGCCGACGCGAATGCCAGGGCGTTCCACGTGGAACCGTCGTACAGGTTCGAGACCCAGAAATACTGGCTACCCGGCTGCTCGCACACAAAATAGCCCGAGACAAACGTCACGGTGTTGGCGCCGTTGGGGAACCCGGGCGACGTGATCGGACCAAACGCGCCGGTAGCCGGTGTGTACAGGTAACCGTTCACGCCGTCCACGATCACGACCTGCGACGGGTTGTTCGCCATTGAGACCGTGCCTGAATTGGTGTTCAGGGCGCCGATGGTGGTGCGCGCATACGACGTGCTGACCGAATAGACATTAGAGCCAGCCACGACGTATAGCAGCGACTGGGTGCCGAGCATTCGTCGGATGACCCCAGGCATCGTGCCGAGGTTGACCAGTCCGGGCGTCCCGTAGACGACGATATTGGCCTTGTCGCCGTCGGGGCGCTGCTCGAAATAGCAATTGAGGCGTCGCTGTGCCGTGACCGGCAGCGACCTCCCCTGAATGCCCGCCCCGAACATCGGTACGACTTTCATTACGGGTTACCCGCGCCTGGCATGAAGTACACGTCCGAGGTTTCCGTGTTGCTGTGACGCGCAAACGTCACGGCCTCTTGGAAATTCTGTTCCATGACCGGCCCCCACGGCGCGTTGAACATGGGCGCGATCTGCTTAGACAGTCCCCAGCACAGTGCCGAATACCACTCTTGCGGGTACTCGGGATTGTCCAACGGGTTGTTGAAGTCCTGCACGGGCCGCAGGTAGACGATGTGGATCTGCTTAGTGACGTCCTGAGCGCCGCCACAGTCGATGTACAACTGACCGTTCGCCTGCGATGGGCCGTTGTTGCCAATCTGTGGCTCGTAATAGATGGCGGTTGGGTCCGCGACGTACGCGCTTGATGTCTTGGTCGGCAGCGATTCGTACGTCTGGAGCGTCATGTAGTCCAACGGCGTATCGTTGCTCTGGTTATCGCGCAAAATTGCCGTGACGATTTCTAAAGGACGCTGCGCCTTGGTCGTGTAGTTGTACACATAGTTGCCGCTAGACGCCGAGGATGGCAAACCCGTGGCAATCGTGATTGAGCCGGATCCCGCATTCACTGCCGTGATGGTGGTGGAGAAAATGTCACCGCTGTCGAGCTGCACACAGCAGTAATCGCCCGCCGTGAAGTTGCCCGTTGAACCCACGCCCGTGAACAACGTGACGGCTGCGGCGTTCGCGCCCGTGGTCAACTGATCCTGACCGTAGTTCTGCCCTGGCAATGCCGCCACGCCACCGGCCCAGTTGCTGCCCGTCGGCCCGAGCGCGTATTGGTACTGCGACGATGACAGGATCAGGTCGCCGCGCTGCCGCGTCCATGCCTTCAAACCGGGCGCGTAGTCCAAGCGGCCCATCCACGTCTTGACCATCATGTTCAACTTGCGGGCGCAGTCGGTGGTCTCAATCGGGTCAATCTGACCGTAAACGTCCAGTTTGCCGATGTTGAGGAGAGCTTCACGGATGATGTCATCCCGTGTCACCGTCCAAGTGTATGTGCCTGACGTACTCATTTATGCCGCCTTGTTAAGCGCCTGATGGATTTGCGGCGCGATGACCGCCCATGCCATTTCGTCGGTGATTTCGATCTGGCATTGCGCGATGCCCATTGGCTTGCCCTCATCGTCCAACGAGTTTTTGCAATGATCCCACCCGTAATGCAACTGATGGCACGCCGGGGCCTCGTTGTCGCCACGGCCCGGGCAATGCGTGTTCTTGGCAATCAGGGCGTGCGTGTTGATCCAATCTCGCGTCAGATTTTCAGAGGTGGAGTGAGAAAGGAACACGACCTTGGCGACGTTCTCGTGCGATACCGCGTTCAGCACGCCCGTTTCCGGGCCGATCACCATGTCCGCGACCTGAGCAAATGCCATCGTCTCGCGGATCGTCCAGTCGCCCGACATGGGGTGTACGCGCGGATCCGTTGGTATCTTCTTGCCCGCCGCATCGCGCAACGGCATCCCGGTCTCGTCAACCTTGAACCAACCCTGTTCGAGCAACACCGCTGACGGGCCGCCCACCATGACGATATGGACGTTCGGGAACTCCAGCAGCAGCGCCGCCACGATGTTGTCCACGTAGGGCCACGTCTTATGTACGGACGATCCGGCGAGCGACCAGACAATGGTGTAATCGCCCATCGCGGCCTTCGTCGCCTTCGCCCACGCCTGTTCTTCGGGTGTCGCGTAGAAGTGAACCGCCGGTTTGTGCGGTATGCCCGCGGCATCGTGTTGCAGCTCAAGGTAGTTGACGTTGGTCAACTTGTGCCGCAACTTCGGTGGGACGCCGTGCAGGAACCGCCCAGGCAACGCCAGCAGCGTCCCTTCAGCCGACTCCGACAGGTTTACCCACTTGTCGTATTTGGCCTTCTGGTAGTCCCAGAACGCGCCTAAAGCGTGATTCGGGACCTGATCCTTGTCCTGATAGTAGAACTCATCCACGTTCGGATCGTGCAGGATGACGTCCGATCCCGGCGGAGAGCAGTACACCGTGACGTGGTAGCCCTGCTCCTTGAGGCCCTTGAACACCGAGGACGCTTGCACGATGTCGCCGAATGCGCCGTACCGTACCACCGCGGCTCGCTTGACCTGCAATTTCGGTTTGGAGCAACTGAACGTGTGGTGCTTTCCCTTTTTCTGAAACACGAAAAAAAGCGAGTATTCGTCGTTCTGATCGCGTCGCTGCCAGTCCACCAGATCCCAACAACCCGCCTTTTCCATCAACTCAACGATAAGTTTGTACGAGACGTTCCATTTGTGGTCGGGATTGGCGCCGTGTTCGCCGACCTTGGGGTACAGCGTCTCGTCGGGTAAATACAAAACGAGGTAGCCGTTCAACTTGATGACGCGCAGCCATTCCTTCAGGCACTTCACCACGTTGTCAAACGGGATGTGCTCCAAGACGTGCGACGAGAACACAAAGTCCATTGACTCCGTGCCGAACAGCCGCAGGTCGGCGGCGTCGTCAATCCACACGTCAGGTTTGAACTGGTGGCCGAATAACTGGATGTCCGCGCCGTTGTCCACACCGATCATGTGCGGGAACGCTTTGTTCGGGCCGCAGCCTACATCGAGGCCACGGCCACGTGTCCACTTGACCAACTCCCATCGAATCTTGCCCGATTCGTTCCCCTGCGGATCATCTGCTTTCCAGACCATGAGTTCCTCCCTCTGGTACTACTTGAATGGGTTGAGCGCGGACAGAATCCGCGAAAACAGCCCGGGTGATTGTGAAACAGTTTCGGGAACGAGCGTAAATGTGCCGTCGCCGGGATTGTATGTGTAACCGATCTGTGCGGTTGGTGGGTCTGTGTCGGGAATGACGACTTGTGGTGTCGGGTCTCCAACCGGATTGCCGTCGGCATCAACAGCTTGATAATCGTTTGGCGTCCACGACGTTACGCCATCCCACAACACGACGTTGGTGACCGCACTAACGTTGTTGATAACTGCATATCGGTTCGACATCAGAAATACTCCACGACCCAGCAGACGCCAGCGCCACCTGCGCCACCGGCACCTGCGACACCTGTTGTCAACGCGCTGCCACCGCCGCCGCCGCCGCCGCCGGGAAATCCACCGTCGCCGCCTTTGCCGCCAGTAAAGGTTGAAATGGCCGAACCGCCACCCGCGCCGCCACCGTTTGCGATATACGCAGCAAGGGTGGGGGGCGATGCGCCTGCGCCACCGTTACTTCCAGATCCTGCTGTACCCGCAATGGTGTGCGTGGTGCTGTTGTTAAGTAGTCCGTCGCCACCGGCAAACGTCGCTGGAGCTGTTGACACGCCCCCACCTGAACCGCCGCCTGACGCACCACCCAAAACATACAAAGATCTACCGCTAACTTGACCGACGCCACCGTTCAATCCACCGCCGCCGCCGCCGCCGCCGGCTGGAGAGCCTGCGCTTTGACCTGCCGCGCCAGACCCACCGGCTACGCCGCTCGAACTACCAGCCGTACCGGCTGTCGAACTGGTTGTTGAGCCGCCAACCTGTAATGTACCCGCACCGCCACCGCCACCGCTGTTGGCAGCGCTTTGACCGACTGCTCCGCCACCACCGCCATACGCTATGACAAACGTGCCAAACGATGCGTTGCCACCAACTGAACCGCTGGTTCCTGCGGGTGGAGATGTCGGGCCTGCTGGAACCGTGACGGATACGGAGCCGCCCAAACTTGAAGTTGGGAAGGTGACGTCGAAATAAGCGCCACCGCCACCGCCACCGCCGCCGCTGTTTGCTGTACCTGATGCTGTCGTGGTTCCAGCGCCACCAGAACCGCCGGCCGCGCAAATAATTACGCGAGTGGCAATAGCTCCAGAGGCTGGCGTGTACGTGCCGTTGCTCGTAAAAGTTGTAACTTTCGTTTTGGCCAACACCGAGCCGCCCAACGTCAGGCCGGTAGCCGATGACAGAGCAAGGGATACGCCGGTGGCCGCGTCGATTGAGGGTGTAATCAGCGCTGGTGAGTTGGCAAGGACGTTGTTGCCCGTCCCAGTGTTGGCCAATTCGCCAACGACGCCAGCGTTGTCATACAGGACATAACCGGACGTGCCGCCCGTGATCGGGGTGATGCCAAGCGCCAAGGCAGCGCCGGCTGCGACCGCGACCCATGTAGTGCCGTTCCATGCGTACAAGCCGCCATCGACGGTGTACGCAAGCATACCAATCGGCTCGCCCACCATTTGCGATAGGCTCGGCAGGGTCGCCACGGTGAACGCGCTGCCTATCTGTTGGCTGCGTCGTACCGGTAAGTCATATGACATCGCGATTCCTTAAAACAAAAGACCGGCGCAAGGCCGGTCCCGTTGTACCGGCTTACCCGGTAGATTACGCCTTCTTTTTCGGGTCCAACGCGGGCTCAACGTAGCCTACCGGCTTACGATCGCCGCGGTAGTGAATGCCATCCTGCACCCAACGACCATCTTCCGGGCCACCGCCATAGACGGTGCCGTGTGGACGCGACGGGTTGAACAACATCGTCCCATCAACCGTGTATTCGTCTTTCATGTCCTCTCCCTATCAGTCCCAAAGTACGTTCCACAGACCGGGAGTTCCGGTCGTGACCACCACAAGGCTACCATTGTAACGGACGCCCGTGCCACCCGATCCCGGGTTGCCCTGAAAGCCCGTCGCCGCTGCCGTTTGCGTGGCGATCAACTGGTTGGTGTTAGTCGCCGTACCCTGCACGTACACGTCATACGCCGTGATCGTCCAGCTCGTGCCGGTGCTGATGGCATTGAAGCCGTACAGGATGCCGCCACTCGAGTTGTCGATGGTAGCCGTGCCCGCGGTGCTGAGTGGCGTGTAGTTCGAGCAACCCGGGGAATAGACCAAGCCCGACGTCGGGTCGATGGAACAGATGCCCACCGGCGACTGGACGTTGGCGGGAAATGTCTGGATGAGTGTAGAGCCTGCCATGATTACGCCTTAAGTGTAAAGAGCGATGAATTCACGCGCCCAATATCTACAAACGATCGAGGTAATTGTTCCTTTCTATAAACCCACCGACGTTATCGTAGAAGGCATCGTTGTGCTCTCTCGTGTATTCATCGTCCGTTTGTAGCAACTTTTTCTTGCTAAAGCCGACGCGCAACGATTGCGCGGTCAACTCGTTGTTCGTCAAATCGCCTCGAGCGTACTCGGTCGGCATGTTGCCCGACACGTTGATACCCATGCGGCGGATGTCGACCACTTCCTGATCTTCAATGTCCATGCCCGGGGGCAGGCTGTTAAAGAACGCGGCGTTGTTCATAAAACGCGACGCCGCGTCCCCGCCCGGCACACCTTCGCGGCCGGGCATCATCTTCTTTGACCGAGCTTCCATGTCGGTCAGCCAGCCATGCTGATTTTCTGCGCTTGACTGTTTGTCCGGGTAGTTAACCTGGAACTTCTCTTGCACGATCTTCGGCATGACTGGCTCCTAGGTCAGACTTTCTTGCGGCCGATGTAATTGGTTTCCGCAACGCGGCCCATGTCCTTCGTCTTAGGCATCATGGAACCCGCGCTGCGGTAGACCCAACCATCGCCCGGATAGCCAAGGCCGCCTTGGTAGGCGTACACGTCCATCTTGCGGATGTCCGAGACTTCCTGATCTTCAATGTCCATGCCCGGGGGCAACGAGTTGTAGAACGCGTTGACGCCGTACTCGAGGCCCTTCTTGACCAAATATCCCGAGTTGCGGACGCCGACCAGCTCGTTGTGAACCATCTCGGCGCTGTCCGGCAGCACCTCAACGTCCGCAACGTGCTGACCCTTCATCTCGTGACGCTTCTGGGCGCGAGCGTTGGCCGACTTGATGACGTCCGTGTGCGACGGCGCTTCGCCGCCGTACATTTCGGTTGCGAGCTGGTCCGGGGTGACCTGCGGCGTTTCGTACATCTTCCGACCCGGCTGAGTGATCTTAGGCATACGTTTCTCCTTAGGCGACCACGTTAGCGAGCGGCAGAACCGAGTAGTCAATCGTGATGAGATTGACCGACGACGTGTCCGTGCCGTTCACAACGTAGATCTGATCGCCCTGGTTGATGGCGAGGCCGTTCAGACCCGCCGAACCCGTGGACGTGTTGAGCGCCACCTGCGCCACCGCACCGATCTGACCCGTCGCCGTGCCGTTCGCAAACAGCGTGTCGACGTAGAAAGGACCGATCGTGGAGGTCGACAGGGACGGCGCGACGCCGGCGGAGGCCGTGTTGGTGATGCGGATCAGCGAGAGCTGCGACGCGTTCACGTGGACGGTGGCCGCGGTTGAGGAACCCGCGTAGTTGTAGTACTGGGTCGCCGTGTAGGTCGAGGTGCCAGCCGTGGTTGTATAGGCGTTGAGCCCGAACAACAGCATGTTGGCGTGTGCCACGAACTTGCCCGAGACGCCGCCCGAACCCGCCGTCATCACGGTGGCGAAATTGCCACGCGCGATGTAGGCGGCGTTGTCGTAGGCCATATTTTTGGTCGTATTCTGAAGTGACATTGCTATTGCTCCTTAGGCCTGCGAGTCCCACTTCACGATGCGGGTGTTAATCGCAGCCGTGTGGACGATGCCGAAACCGCCGAGGTAGTACCAGGCGATGCCCTTGCTGCGACCGTAGTCGGTCGGAATCTTGCCGCGCATTTCCTCAGGAACCGCGATGGCTTCGGCCACCGTGTCGTTACCGAAGAAGAAGATCCAGTCGGACTGACCGTTGGTCCACGCGTTTGTGGTGATACCGTCTGTGCCGGTACCTTTAGAAATTGAAGTCTGCTCCACGTAACGTGTATTTTCGTATCGGCCAATTTCTCCGTTCATAATCAGGTTAAAACCTGTGTCGGAGTACTGGTGGATCGTCTCAAGGTTGTTCTTGAGGGTACGCAGCGTCGTCGGCCATGCAATCGCGTAGTAATCGTCCGCGATGTACGCCGGGATATTGCGCTCCTTCATCGCGTCCACAATCGCCTTGGCGTGGGCGTTGCTGAACGCAATGGAGTTTGTGCCGGTGACCGTGCCGTTCGTGTACAGCGTGACCGCAGTCGCCGAGGTACCGCCCGTCGGGATGGCGCGCAAGAGCGTCTGGTTGAACTGCGTCCACGCGCCGCGGTCAAGGTACTTGACGCAATCGTTCTTGAGCACCTTCTTGATGACGTCCTCAACCGGGAACTTCGACAGGTTGTCGAGCTTGCCCGAGTACGGAACGCTGTTGCCAGCTTCTGTGACCGTCAGGGTACCCTGCACAATCGTGAAGTTGGTTTCCGGCATCGTGTTCGTTTCAACGAGGACGGCGCCAGCCGCCGACACGTCCGAGAACACGTCCCACGTGAAGGTGTCACCCTTCTTCTTGCCCTGCTGAGAAATGTCATGAACGTCAGCGAACTGACGGAACTTGACGAGAGGCTGCACGTTAGCGCGCAGTACGTTCGAGAGCTGACGGCTGTAGAGGTAGCCGCCGAGGCTGTTAACAGCCCAAACTTGACCTGCCATGTGGCGAGACTCCTAGTGTTGGCCTCGCCACCATGACGAGGTTTTTAACGTCGATGCACGATAGGGCGAGCTTGACCGCGGAGCTGTGCCATCTTGGCGATGGACATCTCATACGTCTCATTCTCGTCCTCTTCGGCCTCATCCAATTGCCGTCCACCGGCCACCGGAATCGACCGAACTGACGCCTTGCGCTGCTCTTTGTCGGCTCGACGCTGCGGATCAGCAGCTGGCGCACTCGGTCGGCCTCGCAATGCCCGCGCTTCTTCGCCAACCTGGCGGAGTCGCTCCTTGAAGTCCATGTCCGGGTTGGCCTGCGCTAACTGCGAGTCCTTCCAGACCATGTATTCCTTCAAGCGGGGATCCGATAGCTCTGCCGAATATTCCTTGTCAAACCAATTAACAGCTTCGCGAAACGTCAACCGACCATCAACGCGCTCGTCCACAAGTCTCGCAACGTCCGCCGTGGCGGATGGTCGCTCAATGGCCTGTGCCAACTCGTCAATCGCCTCTTGCTCACCCATAATCGCGCGGTTGAGCAGTTCGCGCACGCGGCCTCGATCCGCGCCCGCCGACTCGTCCCTGTGGGATGGAGTGGCGCTGAGGTTATTTTTAACAAGTTCCTTGGCCGAACGCAAGTATTCGTCAGCCGCGGACACCTTTGACGCGTTCTCACGCAGCTGCTGGAGCGTCAGCCACCGCTCCTGACCGTTGACGATCAGGCGGTAGTAGGTCTCGCCGTTGGTGACACGGACGTCGTCAGCGCCGGCAGCGCGGGCTTCGTCCAAATCGCGGTCCTGCTGCTCGGCTTCGGCCACAATCGTGCCGTCATCCTGCTCAGTCTCGCGTTCGCGGCGCGGGCCCTGCTCGGTCCACGCCTCGTCTTCCAGATCTTCCATGCCGTCAGCCGACTTTTTCTCGTCAGCCTGGTTGGCGATGGCGTTGAGACGTTCCAAGCGCTCGTCGTTGCGCTGTTTGTTGGCAGCTCGAGCTTCGGCCTCACGCTTGGCGCGGGCTTCTTCATCGGTCATTTGTTCAGCCATTATTCATCCTCCTTCAGCATTTCCAACGATTGACGCCCCATGTCCACGGCATGGCCTAGCCATTGCGTGAAATTGCGCGCCCAGTAGATCCGACTGCGAATCTCGCGAATCTGGCGGTCCTCAAGGACGCCGACACCCGAAATTAGCTCCTCAATGGCCGTCTGCTCGTCGTGTTTGGCCTTTTGGAGCAGGTAATCACCGATATCGGACGTCAAAAAGTCCTCAACCTGCTTCCCAAAAACCGCTGTACGGACCAGCGGCTCGTCTGGATCAATGTGCCTCCCCATTTATGCCCCTTTTATGCAGGTTTCTGCATATTTTGCGGTTGTGCAGCCGCCTGTTGCGCCTGCAACTGCGCCTGATGCTCGGCCTGATCCTTGGCGGCCAGATGGCCGGCGTACAGCTTGATGTTCTCGTGCTGATCTTCTTTGTCGGCCAGCAGCAGCTTGACGATGTTGGACTGAGTCGCCGTCTCGCGCTTGACCGCATTGGCCTCGGACTTGTCCCGACGCTCTATCATGAGCTGCTGCAACTTCATCTGAAGCTGCTTGAGCTGCATTGCCTGCGCTGCCTTCTCAGGATCGTTGCCCATGCTGAACCGCTCTCCGTCACTGTAACCCGACAGCGCCATGACTTCCTTGAACACTTCCTCAAGGTTGACGCCCGGCGGCGGCTTCAGGCTGATCTTGGCAAATGCCATGATGCCGGACAGGAACTTCTGCATCTTGGTCACCGGGTCGGTGTTGCCCATGCCGACGTTGACGTTGACCGTCATCTCGCGCTCAAGCATATCGTCGGTGACCTTGTCCATGCCGAACTTCTGGAACTGCTTGGACTTCTTGCCGGCGATCTCCAAGACCGTATGATCGGTTTCGTAATGCTGCTCGAGCAGCACCAGTTGGCGCAGGACGGGCGCGATGAACGTCTCGCAGTACGTCATCAGCATGTAGTCGGTCAGTAGGTTGGCGGGCGCCTGAAGCAGCGTCATCGCCCTGGCAGGTTCGCGCGGGCTGCGCTGGGTGCTGACGGATGCGGCGCTGAAGTTGCCCACCAGCTCGTCAAAGTTGGCGTTGTTCCGATCTTCTTCAGCGTAGGCCGATGCGGTTATGTCGGGCCAAGTGTTTTCCACAACGTCGGTCGCGGGGTCGTCCATGAGAACGACGCGTCCCGGTACGTTCCGGACAAGGGCGGGAAGGTCGACGTTTTTACCACGCTTGGCAAAATAACCTTTGTTGAGTACGAATTTAACATTGTCGAGACGGCTGTTCTTAATTTCGTTGATTTCATCCTGCAGCCCCTTCACCATTTGCGGGATCGTTGACGGTATCGGTCGGTGCGTTTCCACGTTGGCGACGCCGAACACGTACGGGCGCTTGCCGTGAAACACGGTGGCATCCAAAGGCTCCGGATCGGTCAGCATCTTGTCGCTGTTGAGCGTCCAGAATTGGTAGTCGGTGCCGTTCCAACGATGGATATGGCGATGCACCCAAACGATGTCGTAATCGCTGATCGTGCGACGCTCCATGTGGGGATCCTGAGCGACGCCCGTACGCGCTCGACGGGTGCTGTCATCGGTCATCGGCGAGATCAAGGCGCTGTCGGGGTACTTTTTCCACTGGCGCCCCTTCGGATCGGGACGCTCCATGCGCTGCTTCACGTCCACCGCGTACATCGGGATGATGTGGATGATGTACGGGCTGCTGTTGACCGGGTCGGTCCAGTTGGCAGACGGGTCGAACCGGAAATTCTCAATCGGGATGAGGTCAATGCACGGCTTATCGTCCGACCGAATCAGCTTGCCCTTGGCATCCTTCCGCATGGCATAGCGCCAGTGGACGTGAGCCACGCACGCGCCTTGAACCTGCGCGTCCTGTAGACCGCCCATGCACACCTGAAACCACGGGATCGACTTGGTAAGCCGATACTGGATCAGCTGCTGCATGACGTCAGCCGATACGCGCTCCACCTCGTCGTTGCCGTTGACCGGCGTGACCGAGATGCGGTCGAGGTTGCTGAAAAATGCCGCTGCCGCAGCCGCTTCGTTCTTGCGGATGATCGCCCTGGTCTTGGGGACGAATATGTTGGACCGCTTACGGAATATCTCGCTGTTGTATTTCGAGTCCGACGGGTGCGTGTTGTTGAACGCCTTAATGGAGTTGTCCCAGGCGCCGCGGTAGTTCGTGTCAACGAATGACGTGCTGAACCGATACGCGTCTTGCGCCCGACGCTTCCAGTTCGGTTGCTCAGGGTCAAAATCGTCGTACTGATCCTCGGGACTGACTTGCTCGGGCATGATGCCTTCGCCGTCCTGCTCGTTCGCCATGTAGTCAAGATGCACGTCACCCGCCGGCGGGTCTTTGATGCTCGGCGGTTGCGGACGCCACTGGGTGCTGTCGGTCATGTGAAGTTGCTCGTTTGTTTATAGCGCCATGCTTTAGGCACCTGTGGCTCCCGACCGTCCCATGCCCCGCGCGGTAAATCGAACGCTTCGAGCAGCTCGCCGCCGAAACGTATGCAGGATTCGCGGATCTCGTCCGGCGTCCCCAGTTTGTTCTTCGGGAGGAGGCTGCTGAACCCTTCCTTGCCCAATGTGTTGGCGACCGCACCCGCGATGGCAAGGTGTCGCACGACGATGCCACCGCCTTGGAAGCCGATGACCCACGGGTGATTCGGATACGCCTTGTTGAGCGCGTCGCCCACCTTTTGGGCCAGCTCGAGCTGCGTCAGTTCTTCGGGGTCGCCCGCCTCAAGGACGGTGTTGAAGTCGGCGTGGATCATGGGGTGTCCTTAGTTCGGAACGTCTGCCGCTGCGCGACTCAATTCGTACCAATATGTTCCATTGCACTTAAACGTGATTGAGCGATTGTTGCCCGTGGCTGGTGACGTCCACGTAGACATTTTGTAATTGCCGCCCCACGTAATAGCGCCTAGAGCGCCGCCCGATGTATTAAGAATGGTGATGTTAATAATTTCGCCATCGTAACTATTTGTCGGACTGCTAATTGTAAACCCAGTGCCGTTTGTTGCCGTGATGTCAAAAGAATTACCCAACGAAGCGTCAATTGTGACTGTTGTCCCGTATACCGGAGCGGTTCTAACTAATTGCACCGCAGCGCCAAAATTCCATCTGCCCAATGGAAAATTGCCATTGCCAGAAGTAAAGCCGATTTGCAACGTGTTGTTTGTTGCCATCTTTAGCACTTGCCGCTGCGTGCCGCCATTGTCTACGGCAACCAATGGAATGTTGTTCAGCAGCGTCAAGTTACCGGTGTTGAGCTGCACATTAGCGTCTGCTCCAATCCAGATCGTTTGTGATCCGCTATCGGAAATCCACGTTGCCAATGAACCGCCTACAAAACGATGACCGATAATTTGTGTACGATTTGTGTTTGCGTTAATTCTGATCTGATATGACGTATTAAATTCGGTACGGCAACCAATCAATTTGACGCCACCGCCACACGTTGGATAATTGCCGTAGAGATCAATGTTGATGTCTTGCGTTTCAAAATCGACACCAAATAACGCAAGGTCTTGAGAATACTGTGTGACGACCAATCCGCGACTGCCAGTTGCGCCAGTACCGATTACGGTGCCGCCATAAACTACTGATGCGTAATCAGCCGCGCTAGATGAAATGCCATCAAACTGATAACCAGTAAAATTGTTCCATAGCACACAACCAATAAATTGATTAGACGCGCCAATTTGACCTGTAGATGCAGTGGCAAGAATTGCGGTTCCTGATGTAAATCCGCTCACAACCAAATTTTGAAATACGCCGTAATTGCTATTTACTAAGTTCAACGCAACAGCTGTTGAGGATGAAATAGCGCTGCCGGTTGCCTTAATCAATAAATTTTGAATAAACGCATTAAAGATTTTTGTAGAACCGGGATTTATTGACAATGCGTTGCCGGTTCCTGAATACAGAAACGTAGATTGAGCCGTTCCATTCAATGACGACGTATCGCCTACAATGCTAATGACGTTAGTTGCGGTGAGGCCTGATCCAGAAATTAAATACTGTCCCGCTGGAATGCGTAACGTCTTGCCATACGCCGCACTGATAGCGTTTTGAATTGCCGTAGTGCTGTCGCTTGTCCCCGTCGGATCAGCCCCGAAATCGAGTACCGACACCGACTCTTGCAGCTTTGACGCCGTAGTGCGGTCAACAGCGCCAGTGCCGCCCTGGTTGTAGTGACTGCCGAGCTGGGAGAGGTTGTATGAGGCTGTCATGGGTTACACCTGAATCCATTGTGAGCTGGTCGATGACCAACAGAAGCGGACGACCTGACCGGCAGCAAGTGTGAGGTTGGCGGCAGCGGCCATGCGAAACGTGTTTG